TTTGTTTGAGAAATATGGTAACTGGCAAGATAATGTTGCATGGAAAGCTTTAAGTGGTCACATCGGCAAAGAAGAAATCATATATGAAATTCATAAAAATATGAATAAAGGTAGAATACCATCAGCCGAAACTAGAGAGAAAATGGCAGCAGCTAAACGTGGAAGAAAAATTTCAGAATCACATAAAAAAGCATTAATAGAAGGTCGTAAAAATTCCAAAAATAGTGAAGAACATAATGCAATACTGAAGAAAATACACACCGGTAAAAAAATATCAGAGGATCATATAAAAAAGTCTATTGAAACCAGAAAACAAAATAATGATACGAAAAAACTTGCAAGTAATGCTGGTAAAATTAGTATGGAAAAATATAAAAATGACCCAGAAAGACAAAAAAAATTTTCTGAAGTGATGCGTATTTCTTGGGCAAAAAGAAAAGAAAGTAAGGTATTATAATGTGCCCCACAAGTGTGTATTTCAACAACTACAACGCTCTCAACGAACAGAGAGTTGTGGAAGACTTAATTGTAGAATCAATTAAGATTATGGGTTCTGACGCCTTCTATCTTCCGAATGACAATGATACTGCCAGAGATTTGTTGTATGGTGAAGATCCGGTTAAGAAATTTCAGTCTGCTTTTCCAATTGAATTCTATTTGTCTAGTGCTTTAGAGTATAGTGGTGAAAGAGAATTCTTCTCCAAGTTTGGTCTAGAAATTAAAAACAATGTTAATGTTATCATTTCTAAGCGTTCGTTCTCTCAACGAGTGCCACAAAATACATTCACAAGACCACGTGAAGGTGATTTGATTTATGTGCCATTTTTAAATGGTACTGGTGAATTGTTTGAGATTAAGTTTGTGAATCAAACAAAAGACTTCTTTACATTAGGTCGTAAGATACCATTCTTCTACGAAATTGAAATGGAGAAATTCAAGTACTCACAAGAAATTATCGACACTGGTGTGCCAGATATCGACATGGTTGTGGACAACTCTGCATACACCATCGACATAAGAATGTTGTCTGGTGGTACAGGCAACTACGAGTACAAAGAAGAAGTATACTACTCAACGGACCAAACATTTGCAAATGCAACAGCTGTTGGTACTGTATCTGAGTGGGTTGCAAACACAAAAATTCTATCCATTACAAATGTTATGGGTGAATTTACTGCCAACACTTTAGTTATTGGTGCGTCAAGTAATGCAAGATATACAATTTCAAGGTATGATCCGTTGGATGTAGATGTTAACAATGAAACTTATGATAATCTCTATATAGAACAACAAGCAAATTCTATAATAGACTTCAGTGAAACTAACCCATTTGGTGACATTTAATGGCAAATACATTCTATAATCGTATCATTCGTAAAATGGTTGTGGGTTTTGGTAATCTATTCAATGAGATTACCATGGTCAGGTACAATCCAGATAACTCCGAATCAGAGAGATTTATCGTACCTATCACATATGCACCCAAAGAACACTATGTGTTGCGTCTGGAAGAAGATTACAATTTGGACAAAAAAGTTCAAGTAACTTTACCTAGACTGTCTTTTGAAATGGTAGGTCTGACATATGATCCTTCCAGAAAACAAAATACAAACATCAGAAACTATGCACAAACAGCCACTGGTGTAAAAGGTCAATACAATCCAGTGCCATACAATTTTGATTTCAACCTATATTTGTATGTCAGAAACATTGAAGATGGTACACAAGTCATAGAACATATCTTACCATACTTCACACCAGACTACACAATCAAATTGAATTTGATTCCTGAAATGGGAATCATAAAAGAGATTCCTGTTATTCTTAATAGTGCGGTACACGATACACAATATGAAGGCAACAGAGAATCTGATCCAAGACTGATAATTTGGACACTAAACTTTACTGTCAAAGGTTTCGTTTACGGTCCAGTTTCAAACACAAATGTTATTACAAATTCTATCACCAATATATTAGAACAGATTGGCAGTGAAGATGTGGTTAGATTTGCAATGAATCCTGCAACAGGAACCGGCGATTACAAAATAGGTGAATTGGTATATCAAGGTTACAGTTCCATAAACTCAACAGCTTCGGCGAAAGTTACCGGTTGGTCAAACAATAAATTAAGTCTTGTAAATATAGATGGCAATTTTGTTTCTTCACAACCGGTATATGGTCAATCAACAAACGCAAATTATAAATTCACCTCTTACAATGTGGTACCTTCACAAAGAGTTGAAATCAATATTGTTCCTGATCCATTAAATGCCAATTCAGCATCACCTTGGACAGCAAACACAACAATAACCGAGTCTAATTAATTTGAAAAAATATGAATACATTTGACAAAAACATGGAAAAACTTTTTGATGTAACTCCTGTCGAACAGGAGTCAAAACCACTGGTGCCTGTCATTAAAGACACACCAGTGGATGGTCCAGACCTAAAGAATGACCTGGTCGATGCCTATGAACAAACAAAATCTAATCTACAAGACTTGATAGATAATGGCAAAGATGCGATGGAAGAGTTGCGTCAGATTGCCAGTGCAGGTCAACATCCAAGAGCATTTGAAGTTTATGCCACGTTGATGAAGAATGTGGTGGATGCCAACAAAGAACTTCTGGCAGTTCAAAAACAAATGCGTACTATGGATGGTAAACAACAAAGTGGTGAAACAAAAATTGATAAAGCAATATTTGTTGGTTCTACCGCAGAACTGAATAAGTTACTTAAAGGTAAAGAATGATTGATGATGATGACGATTATTCATTAGATGCCAAAGACTCGTATAGAGATAATCCTTTACTAAAAAAAGTTGGCGTCAAAGTTGAATGGACCAAAGAGACAATCGAAGAATATAGAAAGTGTTCATTAGATCCAATTTATTTTGCAGAGAACTATGTTACGATTGTTAACGTTGATGAAGGTCTAATGAAGTTCAAGATGTGGCCATTTCAAAAGGAAATGATTCGCACCTACCACGAAAACAGATTCTCAATCACTAAATGTCCTCGTCAGGTCGGTAAGACTACCACTTCAGTTGCATACCTTCTTTGGTTGACACTATTCAGTGACACACAAAACGTTGCAGTTCTGGCCAACAAAGGTTCACTTGCTCGTGACATTCTTGGTAAATACCAACTTGCGTATGAAAACTTACCTATGTGGTTACAACAAGGTGTTGTGACATGGAATAAGGGTAATGTTGAACTGGAAAACGGTTCTAAGATTGTTGCGGCATCTACCTCATCGTCCGCTGTTCGTGGTGGTTCTTTCAACTTAGTATTCTTGGACGAATTTGCGTTCGTTCCAAACAACATTGCTGAAGAATTCTTTAACTCAGTTTACCCTGTTATTTCATCTGGTAAAACTTCCAAGATTATTATCGTGTCTACACCGAACGGCATGAATTTGTTTTACAAGTTGTGGATGGATGCCATCAACAAGAAGAACAACTACAAAACATTTGAGATTCACTGGTCTATGGTACCAGGCCGTGACGAGGCATGGAAAGAAGAAACAATCCGTAACACAAGTGAACGTCAGTTCAGACAAGAATTTGAAACAGAGTTCTTGGGTTCATCCAATACTCTGGTATCTGGTTACAAGTTACAAACGATTGCGTACCGTGATCCAATTGCAACACATGACTTGATGAAAATCTATGAACATCCAGTCAAAGAAACTGATGGTGCAAAATCAGACCACTTATACTGTATCTGTGTTGACGTATCTGAAGGTAAGAACCTAGACTGTTCTGCATTTCAAGTTATTGACATATCACAGACACCATACAAACAGGTGGCAACATACGCAAGTTCGTCTATCACACCTATTCTTTTCCCTACCGTCATCTATAACGCAGCCAGATATTACAACGATGCATATGTGTTGGTAGAAATCAACAACAATCCACAAGTGGCAGACTCGTTACATGCCGACTTTGAGTATGAAAATCTATGGAAAGTCTACACAGGCAATAAGAAACCACAACAACTGTCTGCTGGTTTTGCTCGTGGCATTCAAATGGGTCTGAAAATGTCACCTCAGGTTAAGGCAATTGGTTGTTCTAACCTAAAAACCTTGATTGAAGGTGACAAATTATTGATTAATGACTTCGATACCTATTCAGAATTAACAACCTTTGAACAACAAAAGAACTCTTTTGCTGCGGCGTTAGGTGCCAATGATGACCTGGTAATGTCACTAGTTATTTTTGGTTGGGTAACCACTCAACAATACTTCAAAGAAATCGTTAACCACGATATTCGTAAACAAATCCAACTGGAAAATATGAACCAGATGGACGATGATGTTCTTCCTGCACCTATCATTGAAG